GGGTGATTTTGATCGTGCAAAAAGAGCAAAGCAGTATAAGAAAGAAGCATTTGCATTCTCTGAGGAAGAGTTTAAATTATTTGAACAGTACGGTGAAGAGATTGATACACTGACTGATGAGCAACTGATTGATGTAATGGAAGATTACATCATCGAAACTGCTGAGGATATTGATGATCTGATTGAAATCTGTGAGCACCTTGACGCTGTTGAGATGTTAACAGAGGAAGAGCGTGACGCTGGTGCAATGGCACGAGCAAAACTCAACAAACCTGCTGGTCCTTCCCGCATGGATCGTATCAAGTCTGCTGCTAAAGAAGCAGGTTCTAGACTGAAAGCAGGTGCTCAAAAGGCAGGTGCTGCTGCTAAGAAAGGTATTAAGGCAGCAGGTAAATCTGCAGCTGCAAATGCTGGTAAGGCAGTTGGAACTTTCCAAGCAAATAGAATCAAAGCAAAGAGAGCAGAACTTTCTAAACCTGCTGAGAAGAAACCAGCACCTAAGTCTTCATCTAGCGATGATGATGGAACTGGTGGTAAGTTGGATAAACTGCTGGCAAAAACCAGGGGCACAAGCAGCAGTTCAAGTGGTGGTTCATCCTCTGGTGGCGGGGAATCTTCTAGCAGCAGTGGAGGTAGTTCCTCTGGTGGTGGTGAGAAGAAACCTGGTCTTCTCAGAAGAATTGGTGGTGCTATCAAGCGTGGTCTGAAGAAAGCAGTCGGCAAAACATCCCGTCTGGTATCCAAGGGCAGCGACAAACTTGCTAAGCGTCTTGGTGAAGATTATGACACCATCGCACATCTCCATGAGTCTGGTCTCTTCTCACTTGAGGAGATTGAGAACATCGTTGAGATGAGATTCGATGATGGTCCTGAGGGAACTGCTAAGAGAAAGAAGGCGCTTGAGAAAAAGCGTGGTATGAAACTTGATGGTCATCCTCAGTTTGATACAAAGCGTGGTGCAATGGCATATGATGGTCCTAACAAGGCAGCATCAGACGCTAAGGATCGCGTCATCGCAAAAACAAAAGCAAAGCGCGAGGGTAAGTGATGTTATCATTTTCACAATTATCAGAGAAAAAAACAAAAGTCAAGATAAATCCTAAGAAAGAGGATGTCATGGAATGCCCTGACAAGTCTCGCAATCATGGAGATGACTGTGATTGTAAAAAGTGCGAAAAGAAACGTCGCGCTGAAGAACTTGGTGATGAAACAGAAGTATCTACGGAGGAAACCGCCTATGTCAGTCAAGAAGAAGTTTCAGAAGAAAGCGATCAAAGCATCGATCAAGAAGAAACTTCGACATTGCTGACGTTCGGTCAATTCAACGAAGCAACCCGTCTCAAGAAAGAGAAGGGGTATGATAAGGGTGGCACCAGGAAACCTACTGGTGGCAAACCAACTGCCATGGATATTGTGAGAGCATCAATTACCAAACAATATGGTAAGGGTGCTATCATGGGTAGCGGTGGTAGTAAACAAAAGAAAAAAGAGAAGGGTGCCAAGTCTGATGCTGGTACTGGAAAGTACAAGAAGATGTCAGACAATAGAAAGGCAGCAGACGCCAAAGCAAAGAAAGCAGGTTTCAAAGACAGGCAATCTTATGCTGATACCATGGCTCGCTATGGTGGTGAGGACAACTATAAGAAAGGTCGCGGACTCGGTTCATGACAAACGAAGAACTTGCCCATCTTAAACAAGAGAAGGAGCATAAAGAACGTGACGCTCGCATGAAATATGGCAAGCGTTACAAAGAAATTGTTTCTCAGGGCGAAAAGGCAAAGGAAAAACTATACACGACAACCAGAACTAAAGGTGTTCGTTTCTACGATAAGAAAGGTTCTGGTTACATGAAAGGTGGTAAGAAAACATACGATTGAAGCCTATATAGGACAGACCCTATTTTTGGAATCAAATCATGTTAGCATTCTTACTACCCTTTGCTAAAAAAATTGTTGCAGATGCAGTCTCCAAGATCCCTGATGATGCAGATCTCGGTGAGAAACTTGTAGATATTTGCATCCTTGTTCTGGAGAAGGCGGTAAAACTGACTAAGACGACCGCTGATGATGCTCTACTGGAAGCTGTGAAGTCAGCATTAGAATCAAGAGAAGACGCTGCCTGAGGCGTTTTTAGAGGGGTCTCAGAGACCCCGTTTTTTATAAATACTTGTATAGAAAACCAACGATACTAGGAGCATTACCATGGCGCTTTATGGTGTAACCGACGCTGATGAATCAAAACCCAAATGGGCTGTAAGAGGAAGTGGTGTAGACCCTCAAAACATCTTCGCTACGAGCGAAGGATGGGTGTTGCGTCATTACAAGAATGCTGCTAAGACTGCATTCTGGGACGAAGTTCTTGTAGCCGTTGATGGTCTTGTCGGTGCAGGTGGTCGTGGTACTAACACTCTTGCTGAAGCAGATATCACCGCAGTCTTCTTTGAGGAGACAGGTTATGAAGGTGGTGCAACTGGTACTGTTGTTGTCATCTACAACGAACAGGTTAATGTCACCAATGGTGCAACCTTAGTTGTCAGAAATACAACTGATAGTGCTAACATCACAGCAACTGCTGCTGCACAGACTGGTGTTAACCGCGTTGAATTTACATTCACCGCTGCTGCAACTGGTAAGGCACATGCTATCCAAGCACAAACGATCTCTGGAACCATTGTTGATTCTACAGGTGGCGCTACATCAGACAAAGCATTCGTTGCTGGTGATGTAGTTGGCGCAGGTGGATCAGGTTCTACTAAGACATTCACTGCTAGTTAATTAAATGAAATTTGACGAATTGAATGAAGGAAACTACATTCTCTTCGCCATGAAGCATTATGAAAACCCCCATTGCGTAACCCGCGATGACTTTGATGAAGACATGAAACGTTTCAAATACTTGAAACGTCTTCTCAAACGTTATGTAAGATCGGGTCCATTAAGGACCCATCTTATTATTAATCATCTCATCATTTTATATAATGTTTTTGGTGAAGCCGCGACACCTCTCTTGTTTTTCAAACTGGAAAGGGAATATTGGTGTATATTAAAAACTATACTCCTTTATTTGAATAAATATCCCATAGGTATGCTTCCCGAATTGGAAGACGATCCTGACATTGCTGAGGAGCTTGCAAAGATATGACGGTCATGACTGCTGGTACTGGTGGATTTAGTGGTAGTGCAGACGCCACTGGTCCGAATGCTGGATACGATCCAGTCATGAAGTTTCGTGGTAAACTGAAAAAGAAAGATGCAAAGAAGTTAGTGGCACCTGGAAATAAAATCGGAGAGTCTAAAGAGAACCCTACGATGCCTTCCCGTCTGTTCCAATACAAGGTAACCATTCCTCAAGTTGGTGAGACTGTTGTTTATGCTAACTCCCCTGCAGAACTGGCGCAGAAGATGCGTCTTCTTATCAACCCTCGTTATAGAGGTGATGTTAAGATTGAAAGAATCATGCCTGGTCAAGCAGGTAAGTTTTTCATGGACAAGCGTATGAATCATATGCGTAATGTTCAGGAACAAGGCGATGCTCAGATGAAACAGCAGCAAGCCTCCATGAAGATCAACATGGAAAAGAAAAAGATCATGCTGAAGAAGCAAGAATTGCAGAAGCAATTACAAGCAAAAACCGCTCAACTTAAAAAACAAGCAAGAGCAGGTGCAGAAATGGATGCTACAAGGTAAGCAATGTCTGATATCAATTCAGCGATTATAGAAAGACTGGAAAGAGTAGTTGATTCACTTCAAGAAAACTCTGTGAAGATGGGTCAACTTCTTGCTGTGCATAATGAAAAATTAGATAGACAGGACACAGTAGATGAAGTCTTGTTTGAGAAGATCGATAGACTACATTCGGATCTCAACAAAGACACAGAAGCAATCAAGAAAGGATGTGAGCGTGATATTAGACTGATCGATGATCGCCTAAGGATCATGGAGAAAAAGATGTGGACCATCTTCGGCGGTCTTGCAGTCATATCGTTCTTACTATCCGTGCCAGGACAGTCTTTAATGAAGAGCTTGACAGGTCAGCAAAACACAAGTATGATAGGGGTTGAGATTACTAGGTCTATTGGGTGATTGATGAACATTATGCGAGACTAATCTCTGCTCGGTTCGACAAATTCAAGAGGGTACGCAACGGGGTGTATAACTTTCGTTGTCCCTATTGTGGCGATTCGCAGAAGCACAAGAACAAGTCCCGTGGATACTTCTTTACGATGAAGAGCGGACTAGTTTACAAGTGCCACAATTGTGGTGTAGGTAGATCCTTTGGAAGCTTCCTGAAGGACAATGCACCTGACGTTCATGATGAGTATGTCATGGAACGATACAAAGCGGGTCTCACTGGAAAGGGTCGAAACGTAGCAGATCCCTCACTAAGTTTTGAAAAACCCAAGTTCAAAAAGAAAGGTCCGATACAAAGTATTTCGGAACTAAATAATCTACACCCTGCACTAGGATATATCCTCGGTCGTCAGATTCCCACTCAACATTTTAAGGATCTGTACTACGTTGATAAATTTTGTACATGGGTTAATACTCAGAAACCTACGTTTGAGAATGTCAAAAAGGATCACCCCAGAATTATTATTCCTTTCATTGACAGTAATGGCGAATGGTTTGGATTCCAAGGGAGGTCTCTAGATCCACTTGATAAGTTGCGTTATATCACTATCATGTTGGATGAGAATCGATCTAAAGTCTTTGGACTTGATAGGGTTGATTTCAATAAAACTGTTTACATAACAGAGGGTCCTTTCGACAGTCTATACATAGATAACGCTATCGCGATGGCAGGTGCCGACATTGATTGGAACTTGCTACAAGGTAGAGAAGCAGTCTTCGTGTTCGATAATGAATGCAGGAATGTAGAGATTGTCAATCGAATGACAAAGGCAATCGATAAGGGTTACGAATTAGTAATCTGGCCAAATAATATATCAGAGAAAGACATTAATGACATGTTCCTCGCTGGACATGATGTCCAGTCTCTGGTAGAATTCAACACTTACAGCGGTTTAGAAGCCCACGTTAAACTAAGCGAATGGAAAAAGG